TCATCATCAAATCTGTTTACACAAACTTGGATTGCCTTTGCCTTATTCTTAAAGATAGAATATGCACGTAGGATATGAACTAATCTACGAGTACTGATGATCTCCTCAATACCACCATCATAGAATGTTTTACGGATGATGTCACCCCAGTCTACAAGTCTCTTACAGAAATCAATATCCTTAACCTTTAAACTATCAGCAACATTCTTAAGAATCTTATTCTCTATAGAAGGTGCTGGATAATCCTGCTCAAAGGTTACAGGGAATCTTTCAAGGAATGCTTCATTAAGTACATTAGTACCAATGAACCTACCGTCGTCGGATCCTTTACCCTTTGTGTTTGCAGTTGCGATAACATTAAAACCAGCAGCAGGTTGTACCCACCTACCAATCTTCTTCAGAAACACACCCTTCCCTTCAAGTATGGATTGGAGGCAGAGGATTTTGTTAGAAGCAAGGTCAATCTCATCGAGTAACAAGACTGCTCCACGTTCCAACGCCTCAATGACAGGTCCGTTATGCCAAACTGTTGACCCATCCACAAGGCGAAAGCCACCAATAAGATCGTCTTCATCAGTTTCAATAGTAATGTTTACACGGATCAGTTCTCTATTTGTTTGAGAACATGCTTGCTCTACGGAGAATGTTTTACCATTTCCAGAAAGACCAGTAATAAAAGCAGGATAAAAAAGCTTACTTTGTATAATCTTTTTAACATCTGTAAAAGGCCCGAACTTAACAAATGTATCGTCTTGTTCTGGGATTAAATTCTGCACTACTTGTGGTTCTACAGAAGGAGCATTGAATGATTTCTCAATATCTTCAACCACTTTCTGTGTAACTTCTAGGTTCCACTTACCACGACCAACGTTAAATTCTTTAATTTTTTTAGTGACGGTCTGATAAGCGATGTCATTCATTCTACAGAACCCTCTCACATCAGCTGCAGTGAATTCGGATCCAAAGTTCGCTTTCAAACCTTCTATGATTTCCTCACGAGTCATTTTGATTTCGAACATAATGTAATTGTATTTCAATACCCTTATTATAAAGCATTGAGTGGGACTTTAAACCCTTTGTCACTTAATGTTGATATTTCTTAACACTTGCTTCCCACTCCTTCATACTGCTTTGATGCTGACCTTCATTTTCTTTCGGATCAAGTTTATTATACCCCTTCATTTTCTTCCACTCATTATAGAGTGCTTGCAGTATCCAAGATTGAGATAGACTTTTAGGCCCATTCTCTAGCAGTTCAAGATGCCTTTTGTTACTAGTGTAACCCTTGTACTCTTCTCTCCAATTGGAGTCATCATAAGGTTTATTCGAAGTCATGAATACTTTCAGATCCTCCTACAGAAAATGGATTGTACTTTGCAGTAGCAATTTTATACATTTTTTCATGAATTGTCAAGTCGTCAGCAATCTCTTCTTCTGGACGTGGGTTTTCAAAATCTTTTGCCATTGGCCAATTGTCATAAGGGTGGGGTTCGTATTTGTAATTCGGATCAAACCATTCATCATAAGGAACTTTGTCTGGTGCGAAGTACGTCATTACTTATAAGCAAATGTTTTCTTTTTAACTTGAGTATCACCAGCTGGTGAAGATTGGTTTGGTTTAAATTTACCTGCCTTTATTCTTTTAACATTTCTACCTTGACTATCTTTTCCAAGTCCACCTTTTCTTGTTGCACTAACCGTACCAGTTTTCTTCGTTTGAATAAGAACTGCATCTTGTCCATATTTTTTACCAAGTTTTTTTACTTCCTTTTTAAACTTTCTCTTACCCTTTTTACCAGAAGTGACAACGTGACTTTTCTCCTTAACCTTTGTGGTTTTGCCAGTATCATCATCTTTCTCATCCCATCTTCCAGATACCTTTGTGGCACCAGGAAGTCCTTTACCTTTTATATCACGATCTAACTGCTTTCCTCTTGCCTTATTTTCTTTCTTTGATTTGTCACCACGACTTCCAGAGATGACTGCCATCCCTCCTTTATCGGATTTAGATTTTATTCTACTTAGACTACTCTCGTCCAAGAATTCTTTAAATGTCTTCATGCAACTAAAGAAACAAATTCTCCTAGTACTTTTTTATTTAGTTTTTTTGTCTTGAGTGACTTAACAAATGCCCTTTTTATTTGTGCTTTTGTTGCGTCTTCCTGAACTTCAAACTCTGTATCGTCAGCAAGACTTTGAGCAGACATTGCAAAGTATGCATCATAACCAGAATTCTTAATAGTAAAACTTCTGTTCTTTCTCCAGTCTTCACTCAACTTATCATTTCCATATGGATGATAAAGTCTCATAAAACGACTTGCTTCTCTATTAGGTAGTACACGAATACCAATGAAATTAGTAGAAGGGAATTTATCTTTGATATTATTTAAAAGAACATCAGTGAATTGATGATAATCATATTGGAAACCATAAGTCTTTCCAACCTTACGATCACGTAGGAATGTACGACCAGGACGAATACCACGAGCACCTATGAATGGTTTTTCTTCTGTACCAAAGTAACTATCCTCAATCAATTTATGATAAGGAATTTGAGAACCTTCGCCATCTGTTAAGATAATACATTGAACCTTTTCAACTCTATTCTCCTTTTGAAATTTTGGAAGAATTTGATGAAGAGAAATTATTGATTCATTTAATGGAGTACCTGATAAAGTCATTCTATCAGGGTAACGGAAGTATGTTCTTTTAGCAAAACATTCAGCAATTCTCCAGATGTTTAACATCTGCTTCTCTAATGTTTTAGCATTTGTTTTACTTGTAAGAATATTCATCATATTGAAATGTTCTTCAACCTTCAATAGACCTTCTACTTCTTCATAGTGTTTTGGTAACTTTTCATCACTATACCTTATTTCACGAGACCACTCATTACTAAAAGCATATACATCAAAAGGAATACTAACCTTTCTACAGAACCATATTAGATTGTATAGTTGCTTAAGAGTATCCTGTAAAACATACTGCATAGAACCAGACCAGTCTAATACAAATACTAGACCGTGATTTTTACCATCAGGAAGAGTGGTTATCTTCTTAAAGAGATCCTCGTTATATCGGTAAGTATGAAGCTTCGTTGTATCGAGAACCCCAGTGCGACTAGTAGTAGCACGAGCATAACTCGAAGCTGCCTTACGACACTCAAACTCTTTGACCAGATAATTGACTTCTTTTTGAGCATCTCTTTTAAATTGGGTAAAGGAAGCATCGGTTTGTTCAAAAGGACTTTTTGGTAAATCAGATGCAGCACCATATTCTGCATATTTTTTTACACGTTCTGTATGATCAACTTCTGACTGAATAAAGTGCTCATCAATTACATTATGAATTTCAGAGTTCTTGGCAATCACAGTATCTAGGTTAAGTTTTGGAATCTCAACATATACATTCTCTTGTCCTTGATCATTTACCAAAGATTGAAGTCTTTCGTCAAGAGCATCAGCAGTTCTAATTTCTGGTTCTTGAGGTTCATTTTGAACTTCACCACGATCACTTCCACTCTCTTCCATTTGAGGAGTTTGTGGTGCATCTACTTCAGACTCTTCTTCTCCTTCTTTACCTTCGTCTGTCTGACCTTCTGAATTTAATTCTACATCATCTGTTCCTTTCTTTGGTTGATTTTCTAAACTAATCTTCTCCTCTTGCTCTTGTTGTTTCTTGCAGTATTGATAAAGAACCTCTGCTGCCTTTAATGCATCATCAAAGGTTTCACACTTTCCAATTAGATCGACAATCTCCTTTTCAGCATCTGAAAAAGAAACATCAATGAACGTACCAATCTTGTAATATAGATTAACCCTATCAGCAAGATTAAAACTATTATAATCTTCATCATTTATCTCAAAGAAATCCTTTTCATGTAACTCATTATAACCTCTAAAGAATGTCTTGGCAATTCCAAGATACTTACGCTTCATCAACTTCTCAATTCTTACATCCTCAACCACATTCATAAACTGTTGGGGGATCCTATCTCTCCAATCCCACTCATCAGGTGTATAAAGTGCATGACCAACCTCATGTCCTACAAGCATGTCATATACATTACCACTTGCCTTTTCCCACATTGGGAGGGTTAAGACACGAGAATGGACATCAAACTGTGCTGTTGAGACCTGTCTGTGCTCTACTACCAGATCTTCAGTAGCAAGCAACTTTGCTAGTTGTGACTTGATTTCTTGCTGTACTGCCATCTGTTTTTCCGTTGTATATACCCATAATACAAGAAGACCCACGCTTCTGGTGGGTCATATAACGCTTCTTAACATTTTGTAATCTTTGCCTTGCCTGACGCAATGCCTGTGGTTTTAAGGTCCGTTTAGGTTCCTTCTTCGAATGGTGTTGCCAATTCGGGATAGAGTTGCTCAATGTCCTTCCTATAAAGGCCTGTGATATTATTTACCAGTTTAGCAGTCTTCTCCAATTTTTTGGTCTCATTGGTTGACAGTTCATTATATGGCACATCCTTGGTCTTATACTCCACACCTAGTATCTCACTCAACCACTCATCAAAGTCACTACCAAACCCATCCTCAAACTTCCATATATTAGTATCATCTGTAATAAAGTCCATCTGTGGTCTAAACCAGTTAACTGCTTGGGTAAGAGGAAAGTTCTCTAACATAGATGAAAACATCATAGGGTCTTCCATCATCTCTTGTATGTCATCACCATACATTCTGGTTAGGAATATAGAGCAAGACATAAACCTATCAATAGGATTTCTTACAATAGTAAAATGTGGGATACTACCTAGATCATCAAAATGCTTCAGATATAATTCATTATGAAAATGAGCAATCTCTATTCCATCAACACTCTTCCATAGTATCTGCTCTGGTTCAAATCCATTCTCTTTAAAGTTCTCTTCTAGAAATCTACCAGCAGTTCTGGGTATATGAACAAAGAGAAACCTCTTGGTTGGATTAGGATATGTTACTACGGTTTGTCTATACGTCGGCATCTTCACTACCATAGTTTTCAGAGTCACCAGTTTCCATAGCACCTCCAACGGTATATGAATTTGGATCTGCAGTACCAACTGGATTTAATGTTGCAGGATTATCTCCTTGCTGTCTAGAACTACTAATCATTTACAGTATCCAAAATGTTTATCATGGGCATCCACCCAGTACTCATCATAATAGAAATATCTGCAACATTATCTTCTACCTCTCCTGGTGTATAATCCTTAACTGGAAGATGACCTTGACCAAATGCTTCTGCTAATTTCCGTACAGGTATTGATTCCCCGTAGCCAATAGGAACAGGTCCACACACAGTACTAGGAGCAAGAGACCTAATAGCACTACATACATCTCTAACATGGATCCAATCCCTTTTATGATTAGTTACATATGGTGCAGTTCCTTCCTTCAACATACCATACATCATATTGTCCCTACTCTCTGGTCCATAGACTGTTGTAAACCTCATTCCTACTGAATTAGGTGGTGCCATCTGTTCATTAACCCACTTACTCATAGCATAAGGGTTTTCCCAATAGTTACCATCTACAGCACTTGATGATGCGTATAGCAATCTTGTACCAGTCTCTCCACACCAATCAAATAATCGTTTTGCCTTTACTACATTGTTCTCATAGTACTCTGCAGGTTTCTCCATACTCTCACGAATATCTGCCCATGCAGCAAGATGAACTACAAGGTCATAATCACCTTTTTTAATATTGCCACTAATGTTAAAGTCACCCACATCGTCTGGATGATCTATACCGTGTACTTTATATCCTAATTGGTCTCTCCAGTCGGCAAAAACATACCGACCAATAAAACCACGGTGTCCTGTTACTAATACTTTCATGTCACTGGCCAATCAATAACTGTTCTAATTTCTTCATTATACATCCACACTTCTTTCAGCATATCGCAGTTAACACCACGTTCTTCAAACTGTGTGATTAATGAATTAAGATCTTTAGGGAAACACGTTCCACCAAATCCTCTATCATTATCTATACCTGGAACTTGAGTATGAGATTTACCTATTCTACTATCTCCAGTAACACCCTTTCTTACATTATTATAATCCATTCCTGTTGCATGACAGAAATCATATATCTTATTAAAATATGCTACCTTATATGCAAGGAATACGTTAGAGAAATATTTGATTGCTTCACTCTCATCAGATGAAACCATTACACTTGGTATCTTGGGGAAACATGCTTCAAAGAAACATACAAAATCTGTACATAGTTCCTTGTCTCCACCAACCACATTCCTTTCTGCCTTACCATAATCCTCTACAGCATTCCTTGCGGTAAGAAACTCTGGGTTATGAATTACATTATGCCTTTCAGTATATTTCTTTGTTGTACCTACAGGAACAGTAGATTTAATAACAAAGGTTCCTGTTAGATTATCAGGTAAGTCCTCAAAGAACTTATCTAGAATAGACAAGTCACAACTTCCATCCATCCTCATAGGAGTTGGAAGACAAACAAAAATAAAATCTTGTTGTATAACTTCTTCTAGTGGATTAAGACATCGGTTCTTATCCACATCAAAAATCTTTGTGGGTACTTTGTCCCTTAAGTTCTGGTAAACGGCATTACCTACAAAACCATTACCTACAATTCCAACATTAATGTTGTCCATCATGATACCATCCTGCTAAATCCTTTAAGTTTTTCAAATCGAATGTGGTGTTCAAATTTATCTTCCATCCCTGTCTTATGGGATATAACGAAGATATTAGCATCCTCAATTACATATCGGATGATCTTTAAAAATTCTTCTGTCCCTTGTCCATCTAACGAACTATCAAACACTTCGTCCAATATCATTAAGTTGGTCGAGACTGAATTCTTAAACTTAGCCACTTCCCTCCATGTGAAGAGAAGTGCTAAATCAATTCTTTGTTTTTCACCTTCACTAAACGATGCATAAGAAAAGTCTTCATGTATTGGAGACTGAACGGTTTCATTAAACTCCTCATCAAGAGTAAAGTTTATGTAGAAGTCCATCATCTGTAGATAACGGTTTACTTGTTGATTTATCAACGGTAGATACTTCTTGATGATTTTAGTCTTAACTCCTCCGTCTTTCAATAGACCGTATATGAAGTTGTAATATTTGATTGTGTCCTTACGACTAACCAATGTGTCGTAGGTTTCTTGGAGATTGTCCTTGAATGTTTCTAACTTGTCATGCTCAGTATTTCTGTTTTCAAGTTGACTGGTAAGTGTTTGAATTTCAGATTCCAGTTCTCTGACCTGTCTCTGGCAAGCAGAAACAGAGGTATTGTTTTTAGAAATGCCATGCGTTAGTTTAGTAATCTCCTGTGATAGGTTTGTGAAATGACGCTCTCGCTCTTGTTCTGTTTTAATTGCATCTTCAAGTTTTTGAAACCCAGATTGCAACTCTGTTGCTCTAGTTTGAGCGTCGTCGATTTTATTTATTCTGAAGGACTCATCTATAGATTGTGTACAGGTAGGGCAAACTGTATTTTGTGTGAAGAACTTATGTTCTTTAGTAATAGACGCTACCTTTTGTGATATCTTACCTCTGTAATTGTTAAGTTCTACTAACTTATCACCCGCACCAACTACTTCTTTTAGT